GCAATATCGCCTTGTTGCATTAATCTTGCTCTTGCAAGGTCAATTTGTGCTTCGTCGTTGTCTTTTTTACGTTCATTTTCCATTGCACGTAAGTCAACTTCTCTAGATTTTAATTTTAGTAACGGATCAGAGTCAAATTGTGACGTAATTTTCTTCTCTTCTCTCATAAACTCCTCAGTCATCTCCGCAATTAACACAGCTTTTCTCGCTTCTACTTGATTTGTAAGAGATTGTAGCTGTTGTTGCATCATTGGATCCATTACAGCTTGTTGTTGCATCATCATCATTTGCTGTAATTGCTCTCTAAACTCTAATTCTATCTGTTCTTGAGCCATTATTGATATGTGCTCTAAAATATTTTTTTGTATCGCAGCCATGATAGCAGGATTATTTCTAACCATGTTAGTTGACATAAAATTTAAGTGTGCAGTTATGTGTGCTTGGTGGTCTTGACCTGGAAAAGCTTGGAATGGTTTACCTGCTAACGCATTTATGTGCTCCATACTTGGGTCCATTGGTGCATTTGGTGCAGGTGGTGGTAAAACTGCGTCCACATTTTTAACACCTATTGCTTCGTACATGTTTCTGTACACTTGATACAAGTTGTGTATTTGTGGGTTTGACGTTGCAAGTTGCAACTGTGTTTGTGCAAGTGTAATTCTTTGTGACATAGAAAATATATTTGGATCTGCAACAGGCACTACATCTATTCTATCGTCAAAGTCTGCTTGTTTAATATTTCTTTGTCCGCCAACAACATCGTATGGATATTCTGGTGGTAAATATTGTGAAACTGCTTTTGCTAATAATTTAAATTCATCTTTCATCGCTGCATAACATCTCTTGTGTATTGCGCTCATGACTCTTGAACCACGTTCTAATAATGCAATCGTTGTACCAACAGCTGCACCTTGATTACCGTCACCAACTTGCATGTCAGCTATCGCAGCAAATCTTTGTCCTGCTTGCACAACTATACCTAATAAGTTTAATAATGTTTGTGATGGCTCTTTGTATGGTAATGGAAAAAAAGCTTCTCTTAAATTACCACCTGGAGCATCTACATCTTTGAACTCACCAGGTTGTATAGGAGCTGCTTCGTCTCTAACTCTAACACCTCTTTGTTTAAATCCTGCTGGTAAGTTTGATAATGTGCCCGCATCTAATAATTGACGGAGAGCCGCCGTTGCCGTACGGCTCAATCCGCCAATCATGTGAATGAGTCCAAAGCCATAAAATCCAAGTCCTGGCAGAAATTTGAAATGGACAAAGTATTGGATCTTATTTTTCTTTAGATCATTGGGCGCATAGTTTCTCCGTATGGAGAGAACTAATCGGCTACCTTCTTCTACAGTTACTATGTAGGGTAATTTTACTCCTGTTGGTTCACCATCAGAACCAACTTCTTCAAAACCTTCTAAGTCTAAATTAACATGACATTCTAATAAAGTATAAACTGGATCTTGTTTGCCAACTTTTTTAGTGCCATCTAATTCTCGTTCTTTTTTTTCAACATCATTTTTTTCTACAGTTCCTGGTGGTGATAGTTCTATGTCTCTGTAAAAACCGTTGACTTGTTGTTTTCGTAATTCGTTTTCTGACATTTTAACAACGTGTATGACAGACTCTGCATCATCTAAGCTTGTTGCAGTGTATGGTACAACTAATTCATCTGCAGGTACAAATTTTGATACGACTCTACCCATCGGCACATCGTAATAAACTTTTTTAAATGTAGAACCTGCAAGTGGTAAATGAAATAACATAGAGTCAAACTCTGCTTCGTATTCTTTCATCTCATCCATAATTAAATAATTCATGTAATCTTTGACACGTTGTGCCTGCATTTCTGTTTGTGGATTTTTAACTCCGATAACTTGTGTTCTTACTGGTCCGTCTGCAGGTAATAATTCTTTGTACGCTTGAGCTTGAAACTGTGTAACAGCTTCTGCCATTACTGGGTGTGTTGCACCACTAGCTCCTTGAAATGGTTCTGTTCTGTTTTCATATTTAAATCCTAGAAGATCTAAACCTTGTGTATAAGATTGCTCCCAATCTTTTCTTGATGCTTTGTAGTCCATATAGTTTTGCACCATGTCATTACCAACTGGTTCTAAAACATCATCAGGTAAAATATCTGCTAAGTTATCAAAATGATTTTCTGTTCCAGGTATGTTGATAGCACCTGGTTCAAAGTCTATTGTAACACCACCATCTTCTTCTGGTGTAACTTCAACGGGACCTTTTTCTACAATTTCTTCTTGGACGTCGACCTGTTCCTCACCTGGTAAACTAACCTCAGTACGAGTGTTCGGGAGTCCTTTATCTATTTCTGCCATTTAATACTCCTAAGTTTTCTTAACACGTTTTAATAATGAAGGCAACCCATCCTTATCTTCATTCATGGATTTTAACATAGCACCTGATCTATCACCTGCTTGTTTTGCAAGTCCTCCACCTGCAGCCGCAAATTCATTAAAAGCAAAAGCTTCTCCTTCTCTTTGCAGTTCTTGTCTTTGTTCAGGTGTCATGGATCTTAATTCATTTATTCTTTTTTTAGTAAACTTACCAAGTTGATATGCACCTTCTGCTCCCAGTGATGCAATACCTAGTGGTGATGCTATTCTTGCTGCTCTTGCTGCCATAGCAGGTGTTAAACCTAAATTAAAAAATCTTTGAGCGACGGGTCCAAACTTAGCTGATTGTTTTACAAGTTGTGGTGCAAAGGCAGCTTCTGCTGCAATGCTCGCTCTGTCAACAGCGGATGTTGGATCTACGCCAAGTCCTGCCGTTAACGCTACAGCTCCTGCTGGTGTTGGTATAGTTTTAAAAGCTTCTCCTAAGACACCTGGACTAAAAAGAGGATTTGCATATAACGCAAAACTTTCTTTAGATGCAGGGTTAGAAATTGCTTTTTTAACCTTACCTAAAATATCAGGTGCAAATCTTTTAGTATAATTTAAAACAGTTTCTCTACTTTTTTTATCTTGTAAAATTTCTTTAAAGTCCGCGGGTCTGAAGCCTCTTTTAATTTCAGCATCAACAGCTTTACTAACAATAGGAGATAAAATTTTTATTCTTTCTTGTTTAGGTAATTTATCTAATTCTTTTAAATTTATATTTTTAGATGATAAAAAAAATTTTTTATTTAAACCTTCAAAAGAGGGTTCTAAAGTTTTAGGATCAATTGTAATTCCAAAAATTCTACCGCTTGTTTTTTTAACTTGTTCTTTAACTTGATTGTTTATATCTAATAGTTCTTTTTCTAGTTTTTCGTTTAAACCAGAGTTTTCTATTTTTTTCATCACATTAAATTGTTTTTTATAAATAGGTTCTAATGCATTTTCGGCTGGTTTTATTATTGCTTGATTTATTAATCTAGAATCCATTCCAGTTAATTGTGTATCAAAAACAAGACCTAATCTATTCATGTGAGCTTTTGAAACCCTGTGAGCAAAATCTATTTTACCTGATAAATTTTTTTCAGCTAACAGAGGTGTTTTAGTTTTTATAATAGTGTCCTCTGCTTTAGGACCAGAAATTTTTTTTAATAATTTTTTTCTTTGTGCTATAACTTCTGCACCAGCTCCACCTTTAGGATATTTTAGACCCTCTTTATTTACATAGAAACTAACCATTCTTTCAAATTGTCTTTCACTAATTGGATATCGTTTAGCAAAATTTTTAGCTTGATATTTTTCAGGCATAGTTTTACCTGGAACATAAGTATATTTTAATCTTAGTTCATTTAAAAATTTTTCTTTCATTTTTGGATTTGGAAAATTTACATCTTCTATAACTCCAGCATTACCTTTTTGTTTGATACTAATTCTATTTTTCATCTCTTCTTTCGTAGGTAATGTTCCAATAGTTTCTTGCTTACCTTTTCGAACCTTCATTTGTTTATAACGATCTAAATCTTTATATTTTTTCCCTGTTCTGTCTTCATACTCTTTTATGTTTGATTTCATTTTTGCTGTTAGTTTTACTGGCTTACCTGTAGATGTTCTTTGTTTCATTATTTTTTTTAATTCTTCTTTAGTGCCCCGATATGCTTTTTTGTCTTTTGGCCCACCTCCAGCACCTATTGTGGTTCTGTAATGATACAACTTACCGTCGTTAAATAATTTAACTAATCTTGGACTTTTTCTGACTGCTTCAGTTAGTTGTTGCACTTTCGTAATTGATCCATCACCAAAAGGTATTCGTCCACCATCAGCTCGTGGATTACGTTTCATAAACTCATTAAAAGCTTGTGTATCTTCTACGTCTTTTTTGACTGGTGGTTGTTTAATCTCATCTGCTGTTTGTAATTGTGGTAAACTTTTTTTCTCAAAGATTTCTTTCAGTCTATTTTTTACTGGTCTAATAAGATACTGATTGACCACTTTTATTTCTTTAGGGCCAAGTTTCATTATTCTCCTAACATTCTTGCGATACCGCCTGATGCTTTACCAAACTCTGTCATGTTATCTTCAAACACAGTTCCTTCTTCTACAACTTCATCAGGAACACCATCCTCAACATCTTTCATCTTACCGTCGATGTCTGGTCTTGCAGTATACTCATCATACTCATCCACAACTTTTTTACCACCTGTTGCTTCATCAGCCCTGCCTGGTTTGTATGTCATGTAAACTTCTTCTGCTATTCCTGCTTCGTCGCCACCTGGTATCATAGCTTCTTTAGTTTTTTTAATATCTATTTTTCCTGTATCAAGATCAATATCCATTTCATAATCTTTATAAATATAAGATTCTGATCTTTCTTTTGGACCACCGAATTTTTTACCTAGTGTTCTAATTTTATCTACAAGATTAAAAAAATATGGCGGAGCTCCACTTGCAACATCTACTGCTTTTTCTACTGCAGGAGCTGCAACCTCTGCACCTTTAAAAAGTTTACCAAGAACAGGTAGTGTTGTAAGACCTCCCATAATTTTCATGAAGGTTCTTCTGTCCATACCTTTTTTAAAACCGATACGTCCACCATCTGCAAAATCTGATCTATCTCTTCTATATCTCATAATAGCCTCATACGCTCTGTCATAAAAATCTAATCTTTCTTTTGTAGGTAAGTCATCATAAACTTTTCCTGCATCCTCTGCTATAAATTCTGCTAACATATCTGCATCATATTTTGGATCACCAGATGTTGGACCACCTTGATACATATCTGCTGCAACTTTATCGTCCAATGCCATCTGTCTTGTGTTTAAAATTTCATCCGCTTCCTCTTTAAAAGGTTTTCCAAACTTACCTTTTATAACATTGTCTTTCTTTTTACCCATCATTGCATCCATGATTTCTTTAAATTCAGGATCACCTTGAGATACAACTTTCATTTTATTTTTAGGTTTGTTTAGCTCAAGCATATATTTTAATTCGCTCTCACCCATTTTATCAATGTCGACACCTTGTTTTTGAGCAGACATTACATAAGATTGAAATTTTTTTTCAGCGAGTTTTCTAACACTATCACCAATTGACATGATACCAGACGCTTCGCCAGATCCTTTTACAGCATCTTTTAACAATAGATTATATAATAATTTTAATCCACCAGCAGCCATTAGTCTCCTCTAAACTTTCTTGGTTTGTATTTTTTCATTTCTGGCAAACCTTCTTCTTTAAATCTTTTTAATCTATCTTTTTGTAAAATCTCTGCTCTCTTCATAGGATTAGTAACACCTTTAACTAATTTTCTTTGACGTCCTGGTGCACCTCTAAATCTTGATCTAACATCTGGCAGGCTTTCGTATCTTTTTACAAGATCTTTAGAACCTCTAAATAATTTTCTGTTAAGAATATCTGCAGCATCCTGCATGTCTTTCATGTCTTCTTTAGATTTACCTTTTGTAATTCTTGATTTAATTTGTTTTATTGTTTTCTTATAAGCATTAACAGCTGGCTGGTTCATCTTCTCTAACATTCTTTTCATTTTAGAGAAACTAGCTCCAAATCTTGCCATGTCTTTTTTATTAATTTTTTTGATTTTTTCTGCAGCTTTAGCTGCTGCTTTTGTCACTACTCCTGCCGCTGCAAATTTTTGTCTTCTAAACATTAATAATAGTTCCTTTTACGAGTCTCTGCCTTTTCGTCTACGTAATCTTCAGGGTGATCGATCAGACCGCCCTGTCTGAATCGCATAATGGCTTGGGTCGTAGAGTCCACCAAGTCATCATGATCACCATATGGGAATGCTGCGCATTCTTCTATGACCTCCTCAGCAAATTTTTGTTGAGGACTCCATATCATACCAGATTCGAACAGAGGTGCAACAGCATTTACACGAGCGTGCTTGTCGTTTCCTTTTGATGGTGTGAAGTTCACTACAGGTATATCCATTTTTCTCTCTCTTT